TAGGACTCATCTAATCCTATAATAATAGGTAATGTAAAAACAAATGATGCTCAGGATCCTATGACTAGGCATAAACAAGGATTAGGTTTCTAATGATACATGCATTTCTCTTAGTAATATTACTAGGAGATATACAAGATAGAACCAACCCTATGTATTTTAGAAATATAAATGATTGCAATTACTTTGCAAAAAGGGTTGTAAAAAAATACGGTAACTATTATAATTTACCTAAAAATCATACAGTTACCGCATATTGTAAACCCGCTTGGATTAGTTCCAATACGAAGAGTTTATATTAGCCCTCATTTGCCAATCTGGCAAAATAAGACATAGTATCTTCATCTGATTCCGATACCGCTGCAGTTTCAGCAGTCACTGGTTCGTATTGAGAAGCCGGTTCATTAACCTGATTCATCTCAACCACATTGGGTGCTCCGGCATTTGCCTCCTCACCTAAAACCCTGGCAAGTTTAGTTTTTAACTCATCATAGGTTTTGTAGTTTTTAGGTTCAGTAAATTCACCTAGGTCGTGAACTTTATTATAGACCTGTTCCAACTTTTCCTCATCGCTTTCAAAAAGAGCAAATGGTCCAGCAAATTCAGATTTATCATAGTTACGATAACCCTCAACCTGCCTAATCTTTAATTTAAAGTCTGCACCTTCCCAAAAATCAAATGGGTTAACTGGTTTCTCATCTTGGAAACTTGGTTGCATAATATCCATGATTTTATCAAAGATTTTTTTACCAAATTTATAAAGGTACACTTTACCTTCAGTAGATGGATTAGATGGATCTTGAACAACCAAAACATTAACTACATAGTGCAGTCTACGTTTCTGGTTACGAGCCGTTTCCTTATCGGAATCATTACCTGTATTCCACAAACGAGAGTTGAGTTCGCCAACTGGATCAGTTTGTCCAATAGAAGTAAGTGAGTTCTCGATATACCACAAACCAGTAGGTCCTTTAAAACCATGGTCCCAGTATCTGACCCATGGTAATTCCTGACCTTCTGCTGCAGGTAAAAATCTGAGAATGGCATAACCGTTCCCTGCTTTATCAACCGTTGGTTTCCAGAATCGATCATCTTGGTAGGATTTTTTCTCACCGCCACCACCTGTGGCTTCTGCGGCTTGAATAAGTTTTGAGATTTGATCTCGGTTTCTTTTTAGATTTTGAAATGACATTGTATCGTCCTTATTTTACTGTAATATTAACTGAAATATAATAGGCAACTTTTAAATTACCTATAGTATATATCATACTTTTAAGCAAAGGCTGAGTCTAAATTATTCTTTTTTGGTAAGTCCAATAAATTTAGATCCATAGCCTCTACTTCCACTTTATCCCTAATAACTGGAGAGATAAATTTTTTAACATCTTCTGGTTCGATGCTATTTTTTTCACACACATGGATTATAGCCTCCATGTAAGGAATCTTTAATTCGTTTACCGTCTCTTCAATAAGTTTGGCAAATTTTGTTTTGGTCAAAAACTGTTGTTCAATTGTCATTTATCAAACACCCTAAGCAATATTGTTTCTGCATTTAATCTTCCTTTTGGTTTACTGGTTTTAGTTGTTAGACCTTTCCACGCTACATCAATCTGCCTTGGTGTTTTATTTTGAACAACATTTAAAAACTCATTTGGTTTTCTCAATTTAACACTTCGGCTGGTATCAGCATCGTAGTTTTGTATTGTGGTACCTTTAATCGTGAACCCTTTTGGATCCTCGGTAACGTATTCACACAATTCCTTATATTTGGTATTAAAGGTAAATAATCGTTTTTTACCAATAAGCATTACTGGTGTAATTGATACCAATTTAAATTCTGAATCTTCCTTTTTATAATTAACCTTTGAAACTTGTTTATCTGCTGTAACTGGTCTCTTAATTCGCACGGTACGATTTGCCTTGGCGGCAGATTTAACTCTGTCCAGGTCATTTAAAATAGTCTCACAAACATTAATGCGGCGGTTGAGTTCAGGTCTTTTCAAATGTGCATAACCCTCGACTGCTTGTTCGCAGCGTTTGTGATATGCATCACCATAATCAAGCAACCATCCCTCAACCACCTGTCGTATAGGTAAAGTGGCCGATCCACCTAACCCATGCTTTCTGAAAAGGTCATAAACATTAATGTCTGCCTTTTCATCATTGATCCAGGCATCTTCAAGATTGTCCAGATCAACCATAATGGTACGTGCGATTTTACGCTCAAGCTTTTGTTGAGGAGATAGACTAATGATATTGTCAGTGTTCTTTTGTTCAGTCTCTTTTTCCTTTATAAGGAGTTTTCCACGTTCCAAAAGTTCATTGCAATATCGTTTGAGTCCATCGACGTACTGGGAGATTAACTCATCAACTTTCTGCTCGGTATTTAACCAATACGCAGTAGCAGAATGATGAGAAAACGTAGTAAATTTATATTCTGGATTTGTAAGAATAGCCTTCACATCAGACTTGGAAAATTTTGCCTTAATATAATTTTTAAGAATATCGGCAATATCTTTTCGGTCGACCTCATTATGCATATAATATTTGGTCGCTTGAAATCCTTTGTCAATAGGAATATTAACTAGACCGTAACGAGCTCTACTTACAAATTTTTTCTTAGGTTTCTTTTTAGAAATACCAGAAACTTTTACCATGTTTCATCTCCTTTTACCATTATGAATACTATTCTATCACATTTCTTGGTAAATGTAAAGTGTTTTTTTCACTTTTTTTAAACGGCACGTGGTCCATTATATTCATCGTAATCAAATAGATCAATCATTTCCAATCTATCATTTGCAGAAGCCATTTTATCCAATTCTGTTTGGATAGCTTCAACAACATCTGAATGTTCACCAATTCCAACTGATTGGTTTAAATATACCATCACATTAGTTTTGGCGCGTTCATATTCACCCTCAGCATGCATCTTTGCCGCTTTTAAAAGTTGTTCCTTCATCATCATAGTCATTTTCCTTGTCCTCTATATTTTTTAAATGAACGTTTTTTATCTTTGTTCATGGTTGATTTAATTGGTTTTCGGCCTATTGTAGTACCTTTTCTTACAAAGGTTCGTTCAATTTTAGCAGTACCATATATATTTCTTGCCATATTACCTCCTAATAAAGTTTATTCATCTGAATCATGAGCAGATTCGTCAGATTTCTTTTCCCTAGCTTTTTTAACCGATGGTAATTCAATATGCAAATATGATTCCATAATGTACCTTGGTTTATCGCCTACGTATCCACTATAAGGAAACATCCAATTTGGTGGAAAACAAATCACCTTTCCTGTTTCTGCCGGTATTTTATTATCAAAAAATTCTATACCACCGCTATCAGTTAAACATACAAACATTGACAAATAGCGCATCATTGTATCTGCCTCGTTGGCGTCAGCATGTTCCTTAAAATAGCCATCTAACTCATATCGGTTAACCTTTATTGATTCCATTATTATTGTTGGTGGCATAAAATTAGTTCCATGTACGTCTCTTCTATATGCCTCTGCACATTGTGCAAACACGTTAACAATCCTATTAAAATCAGGAAAAAAAGATGAATTGTCATTTAGATTAATTTGTGAAAACTTTTTACAATTATCATCATAAATTTTTTTGTCACATAGGTCAAACATGTTAATAAGTTTATCACAAAGATCCGGCGCAAGTACCTTGTCGTAAACTTTAATATAATCACTTAAAAGTATTTGTTTTTCTTCCATTAGTCTTTCCGTTCGTAAAATATATGATCACCAATTTGTGTAAATTTGTTTTTACTTTCCGCCCAATCTGGTTTCACATAATCAGCGTGATACCATAGAGACTTACCCACAACATTATATAATTTTCCAGATAATACACCACCTGCAACTAATTGAGCTTCCGCCCATGCAATATTATCATGTGGTGTATCAGATTTACCATCACAATGCCAACTGAATTGGCACCGATGTTTTACTGGATAGTATATCCTGTCTTCTTCTTTCATATCTGCATATTGTCTAGTTTTCCAACTTTCCCTAGTAGGACCTTGGTATATAACATCACATGGAGTGTTTGGATATAAATCGGATTCCACACGATGCATTACAACTTGTGTTACGGCAATCATGCCTCTGATATCTTGATTACGTGCCTCGTGATATGCATTTAATGCCAAACAAAATAAAGCCTCTGTTAACATTATATTCTCCCTTGTTTTTCAAAATGCATAATTGGGCCATCAGAAGTAAATTCTAAACCAGCACTATTGCCAACATACACTTTACCATTCCATTTCATTCTAATTCTATTATTTGCTATATATGCATCAAGGTGAACCTTTTCCTTAAAATGATCTACTTCAGCAATAAGTTCCTTATCGGTATCAGTACAGTGCAATTCTATAGTTTTTTCATAATGCATTTTCATACTAATTCCTTCTCATTTGTGCATATTCTTTGGGATCTGTTCCTCTGCCAACTGGCACTGTATTTGATTTGTGCATGGTGGCGAGTCCAGTAATGTAGTCGCCAGAGTATTGTTTAGGTTCTGCTTTTGCAGTTGACCCAGAACAATTGTTCGACGTCTTGAGACTCGGATAAGTTTCTGTTGTGCGTAAAAACGGTTTCGTGAATTCATGGTCTTTAAATTTTTTAATTACTTGTTTTAACTGATCCGGGTGACAACCACGAGAACGTAACCATTTCTCGTGCTGAATTTCTGTTTCACGCCAACCAGCTTTTTTCTTAACCTTGCGCTTTTTATTATTTAGTGACGACATGCCACGAACCAAATGCATTCCACTCATTAATTCCAACCTTCTTCGGACTCATATGATTTCTGATCCGCAAGACGGGATCCATAATGTTTGGCAAGATATGTTGAACCATCTTGATAATGGTTGTGGTTTTCGTCCATTTTGGATATACTATCGTTGAGTTTCTTTTCTTTAGTAGTCTCAACCTCATCAGTCCATTTACGAACACGACGAGCACCTTCTGCAAGTCTGGCACGAATAGACTGCTTTTTAAGAATCTTTTGATGGGTCTCTTTAAGAACCACAAGACGTTCTTCTGTTGACATATTTTTTGTGATTACAATATTTGACATAATTTTCATTTCCTTTATCATTTTATAGTACTATTATACCATACTTTTAACGTCTTGTAAAGTGTTTTTTTAAAAAAAATTAAATTATTTTTGATTGGCTCTGGAGGATGGACTCGAACCACCACGTCTCGCTTAAGACAACAGGGAAACAACCTATCGCGTCTACCAATTTCGCCACTCCAGATTAATTATTTTAAGTCCAAAGCCGCAATCATTCTTGTCAAACCAATACCACCACCAACACGTGGAAAGAAATCAAACTTTAGGAACTCTTCTAATTCTGCTTCAACTCTTTCTTTTCCAAATAATTCAAACAATAATTTAGAGTAAGCACCATTAGTTATTGAATAAAAGGTGTTACGCATTTGATCCACATTTGTAGATCTTTCGGCAGATCCTATTGTTTCCATTCCTCCTAATATCACATCAATCTTCTTACTAGTTTCGCCATCCCAATAACGTGCCATGTTCCAAAATGGTGATGTCATTTCTGGAAAATTAGTTATCATTGCAGTACCAAATTCATTATACATCTTTGTTTCATGTTCTGCTTCTAATTCTTGGTCTAGTCTTAAACCAAAAAATTGTTGCCATTTTCCATAGGTTCTTTCTTCTGGTTTTTTAAACCCTAAGTATTCAACAAGTTCATATTCCATTCTTGCAAGATCATGTACATTACCAGGCATTTCAAATTCAAACATAGGAAAAATAATATCATGTCTTCCTGGTATAGCATTAGGTTCTTGTCTATAGGATGTCGACACACAAAAGAAACCTTTTGAATCAGGTTTGCTAAGTAATTCATGTTCTAACCACATCTGACCTGTCTGTGGTAGTGGCCATACTTCATTGGCATAGTTATATGTTGCTACATTAAATGGATCTTCACAAGCAGCAAGTATTGATAGTCTGTTTTGAGTGTGTACTTCTAAAAAGCCTTTCTCTAAAAAAAATGACCTTAAAAGGCCAACTGTCTCTGTAAATTTTTGGGGCGATATAAGTTGTGTCATGGGGTTACCTTTATTTTATAAATCCTAGTATATATACATTTTTTTAGAAAATTTTGAGCTAATAATTAATTAATTTAGAGAGAAACCACACACCCAATATGATAAAATGAAAATGAGGAGTGGGTGTGTAGTTTCTAACTGGTTCACATACTTTCAGGTATGCGTAATTACGCTGCTTCTTGTTTCATCCATCGTTTAAGTGTATCAACATCAATGTTGAGATCTTTGGCCAACTTAGCTTCTTCTTCCTGAGCTTTCTTTTCTTCTTCTTCGTAAAACTTACGCTCTGCTTCCATATGTGCACAAGCTTGATCAATTTCTTTTTTGAGCTCTTTATCAGAGTACCAAGAGAAATCAATACTACGAGCATATGATTTACTATATGCATCTGCAATACAGTAATACGCAGACTCTTCTAGCTCAATACGCTTGAACTCTTTAAGAGTACCAGTAGGAACTCTTTCGTTCCAATACTTGGTATTTAAAGTAGAGGCCATAGAACCCATCCAACAGTCCGGTTGCTTAGAGAATTCTCTAGCTTCTTTACGTTGCGCATTAATATAATCTCTAAGAGCCTGTTCCATTATATAATCTCCTCAGATAGTTTTTGAACCATTGTATACTTATTAGTAAGATCTTTTAATATCTTCATATTTGAATTATTTCTTTTAGCTTCTTGCTTAATAGTGTAAGGAAGAGTTCTAAGTAATATTTCAATATGATACTTAGGCTTTTTAGATGTTAAGATTAAAGTCTTAAGAGATGAGGTTGAGATTGGTTTTGACATATTTTCATTTTCCTTTATCATTTTATAGTACTATTATATCACATAAATTAGGCAATGTAAAGTGTTTTCTGCACTTTTTTTAAATTAATTTAAATTAATGGTAATCCTACCATTACAAAACCAAGACCAGCAACTACATAGATATTAGGATCATCTTCCATCATTAAAACATCTCCAACTGAAACAGAACGCATTCTCTCATACCGAGTATATTTCTCTTCAGGTCCTATATTACCAACCTCGAATGCCTCATCAAGAGTATCAACATCCAAATCTGCAACATGGACATACTCACCACTTTTAAATGCATTTAAAACCGTTGTATTATTAAACTGTGGATAGTCTGGTTCATACATTAGTGATGAGGTTTTATTCTTTTCAAAGAATTTTTGGTTATCTATTTGGTAAACTTTAATCATAAAACATTTCCTCTTTCATTTTATAGTACTATTATATCACATAAAAATACAAATGTAAAGTGTTTTTTTGAATTAATTTAAAAAAGTTACTATTTGTTGCCTACCATAACTAATATTGCTATAAAGAAAAATGCAAATACAAGTACTGGTGCTGCATTAGAAATTTGCTTGGTACTTGTT